TCTTCTCAATCTCATCGGCGATGTGTCGGAGGGCAAAGACGAGAAGACCAGCATCGCTCTCGGAATACGGTGTCAAGGCGTGGAGAATCAGGTCGGAGTAGTGCTGGAGGCCCTGCGTGATGAGCTTCATGGCCTCATTGGTCTTCCCTTCTGCAATGAGCTTGTTGCCCCGGTCAACGAAGCTGCTCATGCGTTTCTCAAAGATGCTCATGGTGGTTCTCCTTTTTCTCGATGATGAAGTAGATGAGCTGGCAGAGAGCCAGCGCAACGGCAACGATGATGGCGGCGTAGGACAGCCAGTTCGTAAGGCTCTGGAGCATCACATCGAGCTGGCACAAAAAATCGTACATGGTTGATTCCTCTCAATCTTTATCGTGGCCTTTGAACTTCCGCTTCATGTTGCGGTTGGTCTCGTGGTGGGTCCAGCGGCAACAGTACGGATTCATGTTCTTGGCCTCATATTCTTCGAGCTGCTTCTTTCTGGCGGAAGACTTCTCGGCGTACTCCTCACAGTGGTCGTGGCATCCGGGATGCCGGCGGGCGCAGTCAGGCTGGCAGATGACGGCCATAGGTCACGCCCTATTGAGCTTTCCCATGCGCCGGTCGATCTCGCTCTGGCTGAGGACAGCGACCTGATTGAAATTTTCAGTCTTTGCCATTTTCTTCTTCCTCCTCATAGTCATCCGGGTCAATGTCATACTCTTTCAAAAGCTCACGAAGATGGTCGTCCATTGAGTCGTAATCAAACATCACATCGCTGTTGCCGTACAGCGACCAAACGCAGACATCAACAATGTTGGGCGTGATCTTCTCGCTGGGAATATTGAAGATGTTCTCAAGCCGGAACGGAACTTCCTGCTGGATAAAGGCAAACAGAGCAGGTACTTTCGTAGCGTCAGCATCATTGTCAGCGCGAGCGTTCCACAGCTTGGCAGCCTGACACTGAGCGACAAACTTGCTGTCGTGCCAAGGCTGAACGAAGGCGACGCGGCTCTTGGCGCCGCAACTGGAGCAGGAAATGCAGTAGCAGGTCGAGCCACTCCTCCGCTTTCCAATTACTCGCGCTCTGCCGCCGCAGAACGGGCAGGGATTCAACTTGAGCTGTTCCATAGTCATTCTTCCTCACTTTCTCGCGGCGGCCAGCGCATTTTCGAGGCCAAGGCTGATGACGATGGCAGCATCGACATCTTCGGCCTCGTACTTGGAGAGCTTGTCAATGTAGTCGCCAACGCGCGTCTTGGCAACGGTGTGGACCTGCTCGCACAGGGCGATGGAGCGGAATCGGGCAGCCTCGATGCTAACGTGCGTGGGCAGAGCCTTCTTCGGCTTGGTGGTCAGGTAGACAACCTCCAGAGTGGGCGCGAACTTGTTGTTCGCTTCGTTGCTGACGATGATAGCCGGGCGGCAACTGTACTGCTCGCTGCCGGTTTCGTTGTCTTCGGGCAGGATGTGGTAAATCTCACCACGGTGAAAACATCCGTTCATAGGGATTCTCCTTTCTCTCAGTGCAAGATGTAGCTCTTGCCGTTGTAGGTGATGATGTACTGGCCGTAGACGCGGCCATCTTCACGGCGAATTGCGTGGCGAACATTGAGCTTCGCACGGTTCGGATGCTTGATTCCTGCAATACGACAGATGTACCGTTCGGCAATCTTGGCAACTCCGTTGACCATCACGGTGGGGCGAGTAGACATATAAATTGCGGCGGCGCGGTCAGACCGGGTTTTGGTGGCGGCTTCTGCATCATCTCTAGTTCCATAGAAGGATTCGCCGTGATGCTTCCCTCCGCGAACGTTTCCAACGCAGAAGAACTTGTGCCGTTCTACGACATGAAGACGGTTGTTCCAAATCGAAACAAACATGGAAGGCTGTGCATCGGGAGTAGCTTCATTTGCACCTCCAACGATAAGCTCATAGCCTTCGTTGTAGAAATCGTCATCTTTGAAAAAACTCTGGAGCACGATTCGGATGACCACGCTGCCATTAGTCAGATCGAGATGAGCAACTTCGCCGCTGCTCGGCCCCATGGTGGCGGTGTTGATGTGGTAGCCGTGGTCGAGATAGCTTTTTGCAATCTCAGTGAACTGGCGGTTGATGTCTGCGAACTTCATGTAACTTCCTCCTGTCAGTAGCAGTTGTGGGCGGTGTTGACGATGTTGCGGAACATCATCTTGATGGCTTCATCAATGTGGGTGTTCAGGCGAGGAAGACCTACGAACTCAACCATCTCAACGTTGAGCGTGTCTCCGTGCTCGTCCTTCGCATAAATCAAGCAGCCATCGTCGTCCTCGACAAGCTCAATCGTAAAGCACGGCTTATGGCCTTCGTACTCCAGATAGCTCCAGAAAATGCTGGCCTTGGTCTTGCTGAGAGCTTTTAGTGACCAGTGCCAGTTGGCATCATTTTTGTTTGCCTCGGAAACCAAACGGTGAATGAGGCCCTTATGCTCACGCAGGTCAAACATATTCACGCCTCCTCAAAGTCCACTTCATCGTCGGGCACGTCGGCATCGGAATCATCGTGCTCGCACTCGCTGAAGCTGTACTCGTCGATGTTGCCGAACGTATAGCCGCTGTCGTTGTTCAGGTAGATGGGCAGGTCGCCATCGAACTGGCTCAGGAACTCAATCATCTCGGAAACGGTCATCGTCTTGCCGCACTGGTCAGGGTCATAGCCGTTCCGACGGCCTTCAATGTACAGAACGCTCATTTTGCCGTCCTCCTTATCAGCCAAAGTATTTGCTTACAAACTGGGCCTTGCTGAGCGTCTTCATGTCGTAGACATACTCAACAGCAGACGCTACGTCCATGTCTGCGCCGGTGACGAGCTCCTTTACCAGACCAGTGAAGTTGTGCTCGCGGATGTAGGACTTCATAGCATCAAGGTTTTTCATTTTGACTTCCTCCGTAGTTACTTGTTCGATTGATTAAGTTGTTGTTTTTGGTAACTTTATTATCGCACAGGTTTATTCGTTTGACAAGCGAAAAATCTACGGTTTTACATATTTTTTTACCATTACAGCAAATACAGTCAACGTGCGAGATAATCGCACGATGACTGTATATCGTTATGCTTCCGATGCCTTTTTCTTGAAGATTCGTTCAAGGCGGTGTAGATTGGCGTAGGCAATGGCATCAGCAGATGCGCGACGAAGCCTGTCCAGAATGGCTTCGTCCTTCCTCAGATCACGGACGTACTCCTCCGGCGGGTTTCTGAGGTCTTCCTGCTCAGACAGGATGACCTCGTTCGCATGGCGGCAGAACTCAACGACCTGCCAAATCTTGTTGACATCCTCGCCGGAGTCCTCGTCAGTGCTCTGGTTGTCGTGGATGCGCAGGACTTCGCAGTCGAGCCTGTCGTCAAATCGGTGGAGTAGACAGAAATCAGAGCCTTCGAGATAGCCAAGCATGATCTCGGCCTCGATTGGCTTCAATTTCAGGCCATAGCTCTCGTCGGCGATTGCAATAAGCAGTTCGGGCGTTTTTACGATGTCCATGTTCATTTTTCCTCCGGCGGCTTGGGCAGCGGCATCCAGATGGGGTATTGGTCAGGAAATTGTGCGACCGTATCAAAGTCCCACGTTTCGACCGCGCCTTCAAAGGCACCGCACTTCTCTACGGCAAGAACTTTACCGTGCTCATCGGCATCTTCCTCGGTGGGAGGAGTCACATCGGTATTCCTCCAATGCAGACGGTTCGCCAAATTGAGCAGAGCGACGGCCTCGTTCATCTCATGCTCATTCTCACAGTGAATGGTCACATCGAACTCGCTGTTGTACGCATGGGCTTTACCGTCCTCGCCAAACCAAATGCAGATTTCATCAGCCATTGCCGTCGCCACCTTTCGCCTGACTCTTGAACTCGGAGGCATCAACGACAATGCTGTCGGTACGGCTGTAAATGGTGTCGGCAAGTGCCTTTCCGTTGGGGCCAAGCATAGATTCAAGCGCATTGACGGCAACCTTCATGGCTACAATAACGAACGGCAAGTCGTCAAACGGATAGCTCTGGGCAAACTCAAGAGCACCATTGCCCATTTCGGCAAGAGCGCGGCCAATGACGTCGTGCGCCTCATCGCTTTTGCCAGCCAGAATTGCAAACTGCACCTGCGTGTTGTAGGGGACTTTCTTCTTGTTCATAGTCTCAAACCTCCATTAAAGATACTGTGCCATGTGTTCCTCGAATCTGTCGCGGTAGCCATTGCACAGGTGAATCAGCCATTCGGACGAGAGTGCGAAAAACAGATGCCCGATAATAGCTTCGTATACGGCGGATGACACGACCAAATCATGGTGGATGCAGTAGGCGGTCCAGAGGGCATAGAGCTGCTGTCTATTCTTCTCGCAGGTCGGGTCGTTGTCCTTCGTGAATGCTACGATGGCGCAGTATTCGGCGTTTTCATCCATTCAGATCACCTCCAATATTAGGCGAGCCATACGCCCATCACATCATCGAACTTCGGATAGTAGTTGCGGCACAACTCGCGCCGCTGCTCCAGCGAGAGAGCATTGAACAGGTCAATCAGGACAGCATCGTACATCGCGGTATCGACATCGAGGTCGTTGTGCATACAGTAGACGGTCCACAATGCAAGAAGTTGGTTCCGGCAGGAATCGAGGCCAAAATCGGTCGTGTCGTCCTTGACATAATCAATGAGGAACTGCCATTCGGATTTCTCATTCATCCAAATCACCTCCAATCTTGTAGGTCTTGCTTTGCTCCTTGCCGGTCCCTTTTCGGTATTCGGCAATCCAGACGGTCTTCCCGCTCCTGTAATGCCGGAAGTGACCGCGAACAGTGAAGGAGCAGCTTGGGCTTGCGTGGTGGCCTTTGGGAGCCACAGAGAGCCGCTTTCCAGACGAGTGAAGGATGTAAGTAGTGCCGACAGGATTCCACCTTGTAGAGCGTTTGTGGCCGGTGTGAGCTTTCGGCTCGTTCTCCACTTCGGTGGCGGCGGGAGTTTCAGATGCTCCGTAGGCCATCAGAGCCATCAAGGAGCCGTACACGGTCAAAGCTCCCTGTTCTGTTTCGACAGGGTTGCAGTCAGCAGAGAGCGTACTCACTTTCTTCTTCCACAGGCCGTTGCCAAGCGGAGCGAAGACAACGTGTCCGAGCTTCCGGCTGGGGCTATCGAGGTAAAGTTTCAGCTTCTTGTCGAAGCGGAAACACTTGATGGAGATACCGCTCTCGACAATCTGGATTTTTACCTCTCGCAGAGGAACCGGCATCGAACGAACCAAATCGTTGTGTTCATCTCGCCATGCGAGGAGCTTTTCGATGTCCGCTGCCGTGACAACGATTCTGTCCATCATCGTGCATCCCTCCCAACAAAGATACCGGCGTAGAGCTTGTCGCCGATCAGGTAGTGGTAGAACTCATGGCCTTTCGGAATGGCATTCGGCGCAATTCCTGCTGGACGCAGGACGAGCGAATGACCAGCAACGTGGATAACGTACTCACCGTTCGGGACGAGATCGGCCATCCATGTTTCGATAGGCGTTGCGGACGCAAGCCCCCGGCCAAAGCAGCAAATCGCGGTGGTCGGTTCCATGCTCATCGTGAACATGGAGAGCTGTTCGTAACTTCCCATAATCACACCCACGCTGGAACGACAGGCGATTCGGGCAAATTGAACAGCCAGTCGATCACTTCCTGCGGAACTTCTTCGGTCTGCCATGCGTGGCCATACTG